GTGGCTAGAAATACTAAGTCTATAAGCAATGCCCAGATTAAGAGTTTGAAGCCTACTGCTAAAGAGTTTTGTCTCTATGACGGGGGCGGTCTTCAGCTTACTGTTAAAAAATCAGGCTCAAAAGTTTTTGAGTTTAGATACAAATCTCCTGCAACAGGGAAATACCAAAAGATTACACTAGGAAAATATCCTATTTTATCTCTAGTGGAAGCGAGAGATAAAAGATTTGACTTACAAAAGCAACTCTTTGAGGGTATTGATCCTAAATTTAAAAAAGATGATAACATAAAAAAAATAAAAGATATAGTTCTTGAGTTTAAAACATTTATGAAAGGCGATTTGGCACCTACAACTTATAAGAGAAATTGCGGCGTTATAGATAGAGATATACTGCGGTATTTTGGAGAGAGTGACATCCGAGATATAACCCGTTTTGAGATGGCGCAATTTTTGATGGATGTAAATAGTCGTGGCGTGAACTATACTGTTAAATTAGCACACAATCTCTGTAAAAGAATTTGGCGTTACAGTATGGCTCTAGGGTATGTGGATCATAATATCCCAAATGATGTTGATAGAGAAGCCATCATTCCTCGCATAGCAGTAAAAAATCTTGCACATACGACAAGTCCAAAAGAGCTCAAGCGACTATTGTGTGATATAGTAGGTGCTAACATCACCCCTGTGGTAAAACTCTCTTTGTTTTTTATTGCTCACACTTTTTTACGCCCCTACAATGTCAGATTTTTACGCTGGGACGAGATAAATTTCACCAAAAATATGATAACCATAGAGTTTGGGAAGATGAAAACCAGAAGAGCACATCTAGTTCCGCTATCCAAAGAGGTTTTAGAGATACTTAAAAAAGCAAAAGTGTTAAATGGCGATAAAGAGTATGTATTTGAGACAAACAGAGGTAAAAACATGAGTGATGCCACGATGAACAGAGCCTTGGAGCGACTTGGTTACAAAGGCAGACAGACTGCCCACGGCTTTAGACATACAGCCTCTACCATCTTGCATGAAAATATCTACATCCACGGTGTCATATCTGATGCCATAGAGAGACAGTTAGCACATGTAGAGGGTGGAACAGCTGGAGTATATAACAAAGCAGAGTACATCACCGAACGAATCAAGCTGATGCACTGGTGGAGTGCCTTTTTATATACTCTTTGCACTTACTAAAGTCAAACAGAGTTGTCCCTACGGTAGGTCTCCAAGCCTTAGGCAATATCCCGCTCTTTTCCATACGCAATACAGTAGAACCCGACACGCCCAACCACTTTGCTAGATTTTTCTTACTTATCCATCCATCTTCCATTTTCATTTAAGTTTATCCCCTTATATATATCAAAACATCATGCTACTTCTTCAAGCAGATGTATCACTTCTTTTAGTGTCCTGTACTCTTTTATGTCCTCATCTGTTTTTAACTGCTCTTGTTTTTTTGCTTGATATTCCTTTAGAAAATCTATAATATCATCCAGCCTCAAACTTACTTCTTTAAGGTTTTTGAGGATATTGCTCTTTTTCATCTTTTAACTCCCAACCTTTTCATAAACTTTATATAACTTAATTTTCATTATATTCCTCTTCTTATATTTTTTTCAATTCTTCTTCTAACTTTTCTATCTGCTCTTTTAAATTTTGTTTGTGTATATATATTCTATATGCCCTACTATCCTTGGTTACATTACTATATGCTGTTAAAACATGCTCTCCATTTTCTGTTTTTAGTAGCAACATTTTTCTATTAGGCTCTAGTAAAACATCTACTACTTCCAGTTTTTCAACTTGTCTAACTAAATATCTGTTTCCAATATAAACGATATCGCCTTTTTCAATCACATCTTGCTTATTCATTTTTCCTCCAATCTTTCAGTCCAAAAGTCTATCGCTTTAAGACAGTTGTTTATTTGTTATCCCATAACCCCATGTACGATATATACAGCGATAAATCCTAAAAGTAGTGTTATAGCTATATCTATGTTATTTAGTAGGTATTTCATCTGTTTCTCCCAAACATAAAACATCTATAAGCTCATCAATCACCTTTTTCACCCTCTTTTTTTCTATCTCTTATCTCTATTAAAAAATCCAAAAGCTGTTCGTTGAGCCATTGTGCATCTCCAATTATATTTTCCATATCCTCCAATATCTCACTTACTTCGTTGGTGTTTGCTATTTTGTTTTTTATGGTGATTAACTCTCTGTTTTGATTTTTATATGCACCTCTTAAATTTATATTCATCCCTCCAACCTCTCTATCATCTCTAGTTTTGTTATGTGTGCGGTGCTTCCTGCTCTTGATTTTCTCATCTTTAGAGCGTGGATCATCTCTGTTTTGTTATAAAAGGGTATCTTTCTGCCTTTTATAATCTCAAATTTTGATGGTATGATAGGAAGCTTGGACACCAGTGCAAGCACAGATGGTTTCATCTCATCACCTATTATGCTTAGTAACTCTATTTTACTTATCATCTCAAGCTCCTATATTATCTATATCCGCGGACTCTGCTACTATCCTTGCTTGGATTTCGGCTTTTATGTCTCTTTGCAATACTCGCAAATTCTCCTCTTTCTCCTGTGGAGTGAGAGAATTTGAAGTTTTCACCATATCAATAGCCCACTTCCTCTCATCTTCACTCATCCGCGCGACTCTCTGCTGACTATAAACTCTCTCTTCTCTCATCCCTCACTCCTTTTTTGGTATATATAGTTAAACAGTCGGCGTACTCCATATCCTCTAATGATACTTGCCACCGTGAAGATTGCTGTTATCGTTAAACTTTGTGCAAACCTCACATTAAAAGCAAATGCTGGCAACACTATGTTTACCAACACAAGCGACACGATAAACCCTATTGCCGTACTCGTCACAGTCTCTATCCAACTCATCTTTTTTGTCTGCATTTTTTTCCTTTTATATCCTCTTTGGACGATGTGCATGCGGCATCTTTGGTGGGCGCTGCGTTGCAAAAAGTTTAAAGGAGAGTTGCATATCTATTTTGCTACATGCACACCTTCCAAAAAGGATAAACTTAAAATCATGAGTAAACACACTCAATCGACCTCTACATGTAGAGGTCTGTTCAGTGGGTTATATTTTATAGCTGGGATTTGGAGTATTTGCCTTGTGTCCTCCCACCGCACGAGCTTTTATTTGTAAACCACCTTTTAATTTTCTTAATTGTTGAACATCTATGTATTCGGAAGACTTCCCACTTTTGTCTTTTATTTTAGGAATCACGCAGAACTGAACACATCCATTCAGATACTCCACTCTAGCAGTAACAATACCGCGTAAACCTGTTACTGTATCTTCTACTTTGTCACCTAATCTAATTTCTTTTTTCATATTTTTCCTTTTTGTTGGTTTTCTACTCAATCGACCTCTACGCTTTAGAGGTCTGTTAAATGTGCTTTAACTCATAAAACTATCTACTCCATCTAGCCCGTTTTGCACCTCTTTGGTTAGTTCCTTTAGTGCCTCCTCTTTTTGTTGCTCTAGCTTGTAGCACATAAGCACAGCTTCAAACCCATCATCACTTCCACCCAGAAACAACTCAACTTCAAATCTGGTCTTAAGTTGCAAATCATTTTTAAAGATAGGGAACTCAAACGATATGTATCTAGGTATAGTCATCTCACTATGCCCTGTGCTAATCTCCACATCTAGTGTGAACTTTTGTTGCGTGTTTCTCTGTATGCTGTTTATGTTTTTAGTAGCCTGTAGATTTTCGGCAATCTCTATTATGTCCATATTTTCTATTTCTTTACCGTCAAAACCTACTATGTAAGGCTCCAAAGTTTTTAACATCATTATGAACTCTTTTTGGCTCATTTTTTTCTCTAACATTGACGAAAACCTACTAAAATCATTTGTATATCTAAGCCCCATAACACAAAAAGAGTCACCATAGTCCGCTTCATCCACAAGTGGATAGTTAAATACCGCTTTGATTTGGTTTTCATTATAAAAGAGTTTGGTTTGTTCTTCTTTGTACTCATTTACGAACTCTATAAAATCATACTTATCTAGTATGCTTTGTGCAATCACATTTCTAGCTAGAGGTGGTCTATAGTTAGTATCCGCTTTAATTTCATAGTCCTTATGAACTAGAACTCTACCATTTAGCTGCTCTGATGGTCTCTGTACCAATTTTATCAATTTTTCAAACATTTTATCTCCTTGTTTTTAAATCTAAAACCTGCTGGTTTGGTCTGTTTCTACTTGGTAAGTAGTTTTGGCAATCCACAAAGAAAGCACCTGTGATTTTTGGAGTTGGAAGTGTTGCTTTCACTGCTCCATCTATCGTTATCATCTCGTCATTTGTTCTACTTATGCCAAGAGTGATGGTAACTGTTGATTTTTTACCCTCTATCATAGTCGCCTTGATGGCTTTTGAGAGATTATCTCCCGCTTGTATAGATAAATCACCTCCACCTAGTGCTTGAAAAGCATTTACAAATGCCTCCACTTGGGGTGGTAAAACTACTGTATCTTCAGACATATTGTCCTCCTTTTAAAATTTAAACTATCTACTCTCATAACTCCACTCCTGCTTGGTCCAACTCTTTTTTGCTGTATGTAACTGCTCCTATTAGAAGTAGCAAGAACTTGACTATGTTTTTCATCTGTTCCCCTTTTTGTTGATTTTATCTACTCTTTAAAGTTTACTGTGGAGTTGTGGTATAATATGTCAACTAAAACAAACAACAACTCCAAACTAAATTTAAGGAGTTAACATGAATACTAGAGAGTCAAAAAAAATCAAACAAAACAGAGAAGTTTTAGATTATGAACACAATCTTAAACTTCATCTTGCATCTGAAAACAGAGTGTTAGATGCCCTTACAAGAACGGTGATGCCAAATCAAATATCAATCATAAAGACTATCTTATGGATAAACTTCTTGATGCTTGGCATAATAGCCCAGCTATACCGCTCGTCTTGGAGTCAATCTCTTACGGGTTTTGTTGTATTGGCTGTATCTTCTATCATCATCTGCTTGGTTGCTATGGCATTTTTTAGAGATATTCAGTTAGGTGGTTTAAATGATTTACAAGCAATGTCAAAATACAAAGACAATAAATGGACTAAATCACAAGCTCTATTTGATTTTTTAAGTTCCACTAGAGTGGCCATAGATAGCAATACAAAAAACCAAAACAGAAGAAGTGATTTAACAAATATAGCTACGATATTTAGCATCATAAATGTCATATATCTAGCTTTCATACTATCTAACTAACAAAGGAGGTGATGCTAGATGAGTGACAAGCCTATCGATACTGTCAATACAGGTGGGAATAGTACCCGAGGTATCTACAACGAAGATACTCGCCCTAAACAAAAGGTCAAGAAGCCAGCTCCCAGCAAGCCAAACAAAAAACCTGCTACCAAAAAGTAGGTCAAGGGGGCACACACCCCCTCTAGTCGTCAAATAACCATAGTGTCATAACCACTAAAAATATGATAAACCAGTAATCCATCATCAACTCCTTACATCTGCCTACTCTATAAGCAGGTATAAAAAGTTCCTCAAGCTTCCATCCCCAAGCTTGGGTTATGTGTTCATCGTGACATCACTTCAAAAGTGCCTCGCTTTGGTCGTGGAAAGCGAGGGGTAAATTAAAAAACTTTTAAGCTCGATACGCTTAATAAAACTCTACATGTAAAGCTTTATTAAACTCATCACTTTCACCCAAGCATTATGGGTAAGATAAACCCTATGAAAAGTCCCGCGATAAATACATATATCATCCACATATCATCTCTTTTGCCCATTCTTTGTATCCTGTGCAGTTCTCTTTTAGATAGCTGTCTAATTTTTTATCTAGTGGAGTTGGTAGTTTTTTGTATAGGTTTATCATGTATAGTCTGGTCTTTACGCTGGAGAGTTTGGCGTCACAATTGCTGCACAAATCTTCTAAAGATTTGTTACTCTCCCACAATCCAAACTCGATGTTTTTCAAAAATGAGACATTTTGGCTAAATTTCAAGACATATTCCTTTCATATTTAAGGCTTTTTGTAATATACTTTTACTATATTTGCATTATGATAATGCAAATATGACCTAATGTCGAAATTCTAGCACATTATGTCTTTTATGTCAAGACCTAATGTCTTTTTTTGAGGGATAACTATGAAAATAAATAAAGAAGATAGTTTAGAAGCCCTTTGCCAAGTCCTAAAAGTAGAGACTCCCAGAGAGGTTGCATCAAAGCTAGGAGAAAATGAAAATACTGTTGCAAAGTGGAAGCAAAGAGGTGTGCCAGCTAGAATATGGAAAGATTTAAGACAAAACGCACAAAATATTGTTAAAGTTACAAAACTATCTCCAAAAGTTGGAGCAGGCGGTGGTGTAAATGTAGAGTCGATAGATAGTGTGGAAAAGATAGGTGAGTTGATTTTGGATTTGGCTATATTTAAAACTACTCCGCCAAAGTCTCTCTTTGCTATGCAGGTGGATGGTTACAGTATGATTCCTCTGCTCTTCTCTGACAGCTGGGTCGTTTTCGATAGCACCATCAAAGACTATGCAGGAGAGGGGTTGTATGTGCTAAACTTCAGAAACACCCTCATGGTAAAACTCCTACAGATAAACGAAGAGGGCCATCTTCGCATCATAAGCACAAACAAAGACTACGAAAGCTACACCACATCCCTAGACGACCAAAGCACTTTTAGGATATTTGGTAAAGTGTTAAGGAGTATAGTATAGGCGACTTTTCTAAAATTTTAAATTGTTATATAATACAAGAAGATTAAAATAATAAAAGGACTTTTGTGCAGCATCTTTTTTTAGACATCTCAGAAAGCAATACTCCAAATCTTTCTAAAGTTTTTGAGAAAATAAGCAGTGAACAGATAAGTAGAATACAAAAAAAAGCATTGGATCGTAAATATCCAAATGATATCATAAGAGAAATAGAAAAAACATTAGAAGTGCTGGCTCTTGATTTTCGTTTAAGTACGAAAGTGTTTGAGCGAAAATACCTTATCCTCTTTAACCCTATATTAAAACCCAAGTTGAGTATATCGGAACAAGTGGAAAAACTAAAGAGAAAAGGTGTTAGATTTATAGAAATGGATGAAACATCGGCAAAAGATTTTTTAACAAACAATACATTTTACTATAAGCTTACTGCATATAGAAAAAACTTTGAAAAAAAAGATGAAAAGTATAAAGATTTAGATTTTGCATATTTAGTGGATTTATCAGTTATTGATATGCATATATCAAATGAAGCTCTCAAGATATGTTCATGCATAGAACATGCATTAAAAACACAACTGTTAAGAGATTTTGATTTGTCACCAGAAGATGGATACAAAATTATCAATGAATTTACATTACACGATACAGGACTTGAACAATACCCTATGCAGCCTGAAAGAGCTGAACAGTTACAAAATAAATCAATTTGGCAAATTGCTGAAGATATCACTCTGGGAGAATTATTTAAATTATGTGATTTTTTTTACAAAAAGCATACAAGAAGGAGCACTAATTACAGAAAAATTAGATCTTTGTCATCGTGTATTATAAAACTTCGCAATTCAGTATCTCATAATAGTTGTTTAATTAATAATCTTAATGTAGGACAACTAAAGCGGCCTACAAGAGAAGTTGTTGATTATTTATATTTGAACTGTTTTGATAAAAAAATCAAAAAAATTCATATTCAAGACCTGTTGACAAACAGATTTATCCACAATTTTATTGGCTCCTTGCTCGCCTTGACTTACATAAGCAATAGTAGAAAAATAAAATACCATAGGTATAAAGATTTACTTCTTTTAAGCAAAAGAGTGCAAAGGAACAAAAGCTATTATGTAGAAAATAAAACTATAAATCTTACATTTATGATGATTATAAAAACAGTGATACACTTTTATAAAATAAGTAAGTAAAGTATTATATCTATTTTATAAATTTTATGGTATACTCACAGTCTAAGTACGGTAATTGAACATTTGTTTTTTAGCATTTCTGATATTACCAGTTTTGACCAGCTGAGAAGCTGGTCAAAACACATTTTATATTTTACACTTTAATTTATCAATCCTTTTTCCACTTCAAATATCTCTAAACTTTTTATGATTTTTTCTCTGTAGTTGTATATATCTTTTGTATTTTCGGAGTTTTAAAACAAAAAAACCTCAGACCGATTTTAACCAGTCTGAGGTTTTTTATAGTTTAGTGGATTAGCACGATGGCCACTCTTCAATTATCCTGCCTAAGTTTTTACTGTCTGTGTATAAGTACATCATTCAACTCCTTTTTTATGTATCCATCTTCCATATTTTAAGCTAATTTAACTAAATTAAAGCTTAAGTATAATCTATTCACTCCATTTTTCACCCAACATAAACAACTCTTTATACGCAAGTTGGCTGACCTCTTTGTGGTCACCTCTTAGATGTATGACATATGGTTTAAAATATTTATAAGCTCTTACGATTATGCCTCTCATCAATCTTTTAGACTGTTTCTCGTCAAAAGTTCCATCATTTACAGCTGTTGCAAATGCTTCAAGATCATTTAAAAAATGTCCTAGCTTAAGCTTTATATTTTTTCCATCTTCGTTATCCTCGCTATGATAAACAAATTTTCTACCAGAAATATTTACTATTTCACTTGCTTTACAATCTTCTTCAGTTCTTGCCTCATCTTCTAAAAATTCACCCATTGCTTTATGTATAGTTTTACAACTAATAGGTTCTGTTAAATCTCTATATTTAAAAGTTTTATGCAAGAAGTCAAAATGAAGTTTTAAACTATCTTTTAGTTCATATAACATTTTTATAGTCAATTGTTTTTTATTCCATTTGGTAGTATATCTAAACTGTGATGCAACAATGACAACCGAAATCATTGCTGCCATATAAAATATACTTTGAAGATGTATATGATTAGTAATATATTTAATAACGTGCTTAGAGCATTCAATTTTATCATTCATTTTACTTACTTATTTCTATTCTGTCCGATAACTTTTTAATCTGATTTTCAAACTCCATATCTGCAACCCCTTTTCTTTTTATTTTACTTCAATAATCATTAAACAAACAATAAACAGGCTTTTTTCTCAAAAAAATAACATTTTGTATTAGAATAAAAGACATTATGTCTTGACAAAAAAGACAAAACTGTCTATAATTCCAAAATGCAAGTGGAAACATTTGTAAATTTTTGATACTTCAAGTCAGCCTGCAAATTTTTCAACCCTTTTGCAGGTTGTCTTGAAGTATCACAAAGGGTTGGATATGCACAACATTTACAAGGATCCGTTTCTCTACGATATCATCAAAGAGAATATAACGGCATTTGGAAAAAAGAACGATATCAATGGCGTGAGCTACATGGCGGAAGTCCTAGGACTATGCGGAAAAACCAAAAACATACAGCTTTACAAAAGACTCTCCTCAAACGAAACTACAAAATTCATAAAACTTGACGAACTGCTCATCATGCTAGGCGAGATGGACAAAGAGGAGCAAAAGAGCATCCTAGACGCTCTTGTCAGCAAATTTGGCTTTTTTATCAAGCCAACGCCAAAAGCAGATGAAACTATCCAAGCCGTAGAAGTATCTATGCAGATAGGAGTACTTGAGATACAAGGAATGTTAGGACTTCTAGCTGATGAAGTAGTAGCTGACCTAGAAGACGGGGTGATAGACGAAAAAGAGGCAAAAAGGATAAAGAGAATTGCCATGGATATGCGAAAACAACTAAGAGCGATAGAAAATAAACTAGATGAATTTATCGGTTGAAAAGATTTTATCACAAATTCAAGCTGTGAAAAATTCAGCAAAAAACACAAGTGATAAGATAATTTTGATTACCTACCTACGAAAAAGGCTAAAGGAGGCAGTAAGATGATAAAAAGAGATAGTGAAGCATATAGGATAGTACAACACCTTTTAAATCAAGGACCACTAAGTGCAGCCGAAGCGTGCCAGAGATTTATATCCAACAATCTACGAAGCCGAGTACCTGAACTCTTAGAGCAGGGTTTTGATGTCGAATCCGTGCCAGTTGAGGGCAAACAGTATTGCAAGTACCTCATACCGCCCGATAAGTTAGAAAAAAACAGAATCCATTTCTCTAGAAGTGTTAGATGAATAATTTGCACAATATAAACATAGAAAGAGCAGTTTTGTCCTCTTTTTTCTTCAATCCAAATATTTTCTTGCTAAATTTGCACAAACTTTCCGCCGATGACTTCTATCTGCCAGCTCACCGCTATATATATGAGACGATGGTTGAACTCGAAAAAGCAGAAAAACCCATAGATGAAGAGTTCATCGCGATGGAGCTGCAAAAGCAAAACCGTTGGGATGAAAATGCTATGCTTGAGATAACCTCGACAAATCCACTCCCAAACCTAGATGGATATATAGAAGAATTGAGAGATAAAAGCCAAAGACGAGAGACAGTCGAGATGATGAGCGAGGTCAAGAACAAGCTAGGTGCAAGTGAAGAGGTGTACGATATACTAGGCTTTATGAGCAAAACTATAAATGAAATCGCTGACAAATCCATCTCTAAAAAGTCGAAAAATATAAAAAAGATAGTTGACGAATTTGAAAAAGAATTCAAAGAAGCACGCGAATATAAAGATTATGTTGGATATAAAAGTGGGATTGGCTCACTTGACAACATAGTCGGTGCTTTTAGTCCAGGTGATTTGGTAGTAGTAGCGGCAAGACCTAGCATGGGAAAGACTAGCTTTGCTACCACTATAACAAATTATGCCGATAAAAACGGCGATGGTGTCCTTTTTGACAGCCTAGAGATGAGCGACACGCAGATAATCCGCCGACTGCACGCCCAAAGAGCAGATGAAAGCTTGAGTGACATAAAAAGAGGATTGATGAAAAATCCTGCAAGATTTGCAAAATCTCTAAAAGAATTAAGATATAGCAAAAACATCATCATCCACGATGAAAGCTACATCAGCATCCACCAGCTTGTAGCAAAAGCAAGCATAGTTTTTAGAAAAAACCCACATGTAAAGTACTGGATCATAGACCACCTAAGATACATCAAAAAAGATGGCAAAAATATCCCACAAGAGGTAAGTGAGATAACAAAACTAATCAAAAAAACAGCAAAAGAGTACGGAGTAGCTGTCTTCTTGCTTTCTCAACTAAATAGAGCAAATGAAACTCAACAAAATAAACGCCCACTTCTAAGTAATATAAGAGAGAGTGGAGCAGTAGAAGAAGACGCAGAGATAGTCTTAGCCCTCCACAGAGAGAGCTACTACAACAGAAACGACCCAAGCATACCAGAACAGCCCATAAACCCAGCAGAGATAATCGTTTTAAAAAACAGAGACGGCAGAAGTGGTTGTGCTAGATGCTTCTTCGATGGTCCTCATACTTGCTTTACAGATGTACCCGTCCAAGTGTACGAGTATGAAGGCAAAGTTCTAAACATGGGCGGTGTGATTTGATGAGATTGAATTATAAAACATACCCAACAGATTATATACAGCAACTAAAGATGAAAAGAGGTGTAAGAGGCAGGAAAAAAGCTCGTGCATTTATGGAGTACTGGGACGATATGGAGCATGGTGACCACAATAGTATTAGATTTTATGCAACCTCGTGGGAAATAAGTTCTTCTACAGCACATAGTTGGATAAATGAATTTGACAAAGAGATAGATTTGTTTTTGGCACACTGGAGTATAAAAAACAGACAACACTATAACTACGCTCAAAGTCAAGCCGAACAGCAACCGAACGAAACGAACACCCACAAAACCCAATATTTAGGGGAATTAAAGGAAGGCACCGAACACCAACCGAACAAAGTATTTAATATATATAATAATAAAGACCAAGTTAATTTTTTTGACAAAGATTTTGAAGATATGTATCTAAGATGTAGATTCTCTTGTAAGTTTACAGGCAATAAAGAGTTAGCATATCAGGAATATATAAAAAATCATTTGCATATATCTTATAACGATATGGCTTACGCATACATGCTACATGCAAATGACCCAAGGATAAATGGTAAAACATACAATCTCACAAACTTTATGAAGCAACAAGCATATCTAAACTATCTCAATCCCCAAATCAAAATAAAAAAAGATGGCAAGCTGATAGTTGGATATTACGATCAAGAAAAAAGTACAGTAATCACAGATGACAATATCAAATACACTATAAGCAAAGAGAGGTTTACAAAGATGTTAGCACTTGGAGAGATTATAATCACCAAAAAGATGAGAGTAGCATGAGTGCTTTTTTAGATGGAGAAGTTTTAGGGAGTTATCTTGCAGGATATTTTGGATTGAATAAAGAATACTTTAGAATAGCATATAAACAAGGTACTCAGCTCAATGCACAGATAAGAGAAGTTAATGGATTTATCTTTGTAAAAGTTATTTCAGAGGTTAGAAAGCTGATTGAACAAGGGTTTATCTCTTACAAGATAGAAGATGGTGATTCTCAAAAATATGATTATAAATATAAATTATCGAAAAATTGTACGATAGGATTTTGGAAATGATTGTAAAACGAATATGTCTGATACACGGATTATATACCAAGACAAAAGATAATAAAAGTGGCTGTCCAAAGTGTAAGCAAACAAAAACAAGAGAGTATGACAAGAACTACCGAAACAAAGAGAGCGATAAGTTCTATCATAGCAGAGAGTGGAGAAGAGTAAGAGGTTTGCAACTCTCAAGATTTCCACTTTGTAAGATGTGCGGCCACCCCGCCAACATAGTAGATCACATCCAAGAAATAAAAGATGGTGGAGTAAAGTTATCTCTAAAAAACTTACAAAGTCTCTGCACTTCCTGCCACAATATCAAAACAAACAACCAAAAACAATCAAGGGTAGGGGTGGTAAAATCTCCACAGCTCTCACACGCTAGCACCGAGCTCCGTGTCAAGTTTTTACAAAGTTCTACACGAGGGGGTAGGGTTAGATGATTGATTGGGATGCTATAAAAGACAGAGTTGGGGGAAGTTCTGCATCTATTCGCTCTATAGCTAAAGAGTTTGGGGTGAGCCATACATCCATCAACAAAAAAATCAAAAGTGGAGAATTTAAGCGTTATGTGCCTGCTGTCAGGGTTTCCACAAATAGCATGGAAAAGAAAGCACATGTAAAAATTTTGGGTAAAATTGCTCTTAGAAAAATAGATGAGATAAAAGAGGAATTAGGGGAGCATTATAGCCCAGTTGATGAACCTTTGATAGTTGTATATGCAAAAGCTTATGAGAGATATCTAGAGTTAGAGACAGAGCTAAGTCGTGAAGATGTTATATCTAGATCACCTAAAACTTTAGCTACTTATCTAAATCCTAAATTCAACGCACTTCAGATGACGCAAAAGACATTGCTTACTTATGCGAACCAACTTGGTTTATCTATGATAAGTAGAAAAAATCTAAATATAAAATTAGGTAAAAAGAGAGGTGATCAACCAAGTATCTTTGATTTTGTTGCAGATATAAATCTGCAAATCGGGGATATAGATGTCTAAACCTTACTACGAAAAAACATTTTTAAGACACAAAAAAGATTTAGCAGATGTTGCAAGTGGTAAAAAGCCAAATCTTAGATTTAATAAAAAGTTAGGCTTTGCTTACATAGCAATCATCGAGCAGCTTAAACACTACAAGGGAGAGTGGGCAGGCACATATATCAAGCTAGAAGATTGGCAAAAAAAAGTTGTTATGATAGCCTTTGGCTGGGAAAAATTGAACTCCAAAGGCGAGTGGGTAAGGAGATTTAATACTGTATTTTTCTTTTTGCCTAGAAAAAATGGCAAAACTATTCTCGTTAGTGGTATAAGCATCGCAGATAGTATCGTCAGAGGAGAACAGGGTGGCGAGGTTGTATTTTTCGCAACTAAAAGGTCTCAAGCTAAATTAGCTTGGGACGGCACAGAGAAGATGCTAACTTCCAATAAGGAACTAAAAGAGTATGTAAAAGAAGCATACTCTAAACTAACTTTTACCAAAAATGAGACAACATTTTCAACTCTAGGGCGAGATAGCGAAACGGAAGACGGTTTAAATGTAACTGTAGGCGTAGCAGATGAACATCACGCACATCCTGATGACAGGCTTTGGGATGTTGTGAAGAGTTCCCAGGGTGCGAGAAAGCAACCGCTCATGATGTCTATCACGACCGCAGGGTTTCATATAGAATCACCAGCTTACAATCTGTATATATATGCAAAGCAGATTTTGGATGGAGTTATAGAAGATGATAACTTTTTTGCTTTTATAGCAGAGGCTAGGGCAAAAGATGACCCTTTTGATGAGAGTACCTGGGAGGATGCAAATCCAAATTATGGCATAAGCATCAGTAAAGATGAATTTGCGCAAGCAGCAAAAGAGGCAAAAGAGCGGCCAGAAAAACTTAACAACTTTTTGGTAAAAAGGTTAAATCGTTGGACCAATGCAGCACAATCATATCTGCCTTATGATAAATGGATGGACTGTGCAGGTGATATGGTGCCTTTTGAGACAAATATCATAGGAGAGGATTTGTCCATCACAGATGATTTTAGCTCTAGCGTTTTTGTATATGAAAAAAATGGGTATATATATCTAAATCCAAAGTTTTATATCCCTAAAAATAGGATATACGAGAGAGAGCGAGAGTTAAGAGTGCCATTGTCTGCCTGGGTGCGAGACGGATATATAACTGCAACCCACGGCGACAGCATAGATTATGATTTCATATGTGCAGACATAGAAAAACAATTGCCTACATGTGAAGCTTTTTGTTATGACCCATACAAAGCTGGTGTCATAGTAAATAAACTAGAAAAAGAGTTTGGATTTGACAGCTGTATCCCTATTAGGCAAGGTTTTTTGACACTTTCAACCCCTACAAAGTATTTTCTTGATTTGGTTAGAGATGGAAAAATCATACACCCAAACAACCCAGTTTTCAACTGGATGATAAGCAACCTATCAATCCTAACCGATGCTAGCGGTAACATAAAACCAAATAAATCAAGACCAAATGCAAAGATAGACGGACCAGCTGCGTTTATAAATGTATTAGCATATCTGATATCAAGCAAGACGGAAGAGATTACAAGTGTATATGAAGAGAGAGGAATAAGATATATTTAATTTCTGTTTAATCGGATAACCGATTAAACTTTTTTGTACAATACCCTAAGAAACTCAAAAAAGGCTTATCGTTGAAAATATTTGGTATCAATTTTGGTCGTGCAAAAGTTACTCAGGCATCAAACGCGACTACAGGTGAATTATTCGCACCCACAACAGATAGTGGAATAACTATAACACTGTCAAATGCCCTTGAGATTTCAACTGTTTTTGCTTGTATTAGGGTTTTAAGCGAGTCGGTTGGCGGCTTACCTATTCATCTATATGAAGCAAAAGACAACAAGAAGATAAAAGCTAAAACACATAGTCTATACAATTTAATTCATGCAAAACCAAATTCTGAAACGATAGCTTTTAATTATTATGAAACGATAGTGGCACACATAGCGATAAGAGGAAATCATTACTCTCAGATTATAAGAAATCATGCAGGTAAAATCATAGAGTTAATCGCATTAAATCCAATCAATATGCAAAAAACAAGACTAATAGATGGAACTATTAAGTTTTTTTACATAGATGAAGTTGGTAAAAAATGGATATTTCCCAAAGAAGAGATATTTGAAGTGATGGGATTTTCTCTAAACAATTTTGTAGGAGTATCCCCTATTACTTTACAAAGGGAAACATTAGGATTAAGTAAAGCTACTGAAAAACATGGAGCGAAATTATTTAACAATAATGCAACCCCTGGAGGTGTCTTGGAAATACCAGCCGAATTAAGTGAGACTGCATACAAGAGATTGAAAGATAGTTGGGCAGAGAGACATCAAGGCGCAAGTAATGCGCATAAGACGGCAATTTTAGAGGGGGGGCACAAAATGGCATCAAGTTGGCATGTCAAATGAAGACAGTCAGTTTTTAGAAACTAGAAAATTCCAGAAAAGTGAGATATGCGGGATATATAGAGTGCCTCCGCACCTCATAGGAGATTTAGAAAAAGCAACTTTTAGTAACATAGAACAGCAATCTATAGATTTTGTGACCCACTCCCTAAGACCTTATCTTATTAGAATTGAACAATCAATCAATACCCAACTTTTAACATCGGCAGAGCAAAAAAATTATTATGTAAAATTTAACATAGATGCTCTTCTAAGAGGAGACACTAAGTCTCGCTATGAAGCTTACAACATGGGTCGCAATATGGGAGTATTGAGTGCAAATGATATAAGAGCAAAAGAGGATATGAATCCGATAGACAACGGAGATGTTTACTTACAGCCATTAAATATGGGAGAAGCAGGAAAGGGACCAGATGGAAAAAAAACTTAGAGAAAAGATAGTTGGAAGAGTTTTCTACAGAAATGCAACAATCTGCCAAGGCAAAACTTATACCGAAGAGAGAGCAAATCCAAGTAGTGATACTAAAGCCTCTACTTTTATACTTATTTCAACGGACAATGCTGTTGAAAGATATGATTTTTGGGAAGATAAAACTTATATAGAAGAGTTAGATATCAAAGGTGCTGATTATTCGCAGTTAAAAACATTTTTTAAAGACCATAACCCTAGAGTTGATACAGCAATTGGTCGCATTGAAAATAAAAGAGTAAAAAAATCAGAACTTTTAGCTGATGTTATATTTGCATCAGACCTTGATTCGCAAGTCGTCAAGCAAAAGTATCAAGAGGGCATCTTGACTGATGTTTCTATCGGTTATATGATCAATTATTTTGTTGAAACATCTAAAAAAGACGAGCCAAACCATGTGCTTGTTACGGATTATACAATAGTTGAATTAAGCGCAGTTTGGAAAGGTGCTGATATAGGAGCAGTCAAACTAAAACAAAACGAAGGAGAACAAGCTGATGAAAGAGAAAAAGTAGAAGAAGTTTATGAGGTTGTACCTCGTAGTGTTTTAGAGCGTAAATTAAAATTAAAAATCAAGGAGATATAGATGAGAATTCAAGTACTAAGAGAAAAATTAGGCGGTTTGCAAAAACAGATGAGAGGTTTGTTAGATGAGGCGGGTACTCAAGCAAGAGAGCTAACAACAGAAGAAGTCGCAAAGTATGATGCGATGGAGAAAGACTTTGACAATACTAAAGCAACTATAGAAAGGGAAGAAAAACTTGCAAAGCTACAAGTTGAGTTAGAAGCTCCTACATCAACTCCATCTCGTGCAAGTGATGCCACTAAGCCAAACGAAGATGAAGCAAAAAAAGCATATAGAGATGCATTTTTTACAGGAGTTGCAAGAGGTTTTGATAGATTAGGAAGTGAGCAAGTAAGAGTTTTACAAACAGGAGTTTCTGCGGATGGTGGTTATCTAGTGCCGACAGAATTTCAAACAACTGTCATATCCGCATTAAATGACACAGTAGCTATGAGGCGACTTGGCACAGTTATCAGAACAAGTTCAACAACCAAGATTCCATTAGCTGGGGCAAAACCAACATTTGCATATATTTCTGAAAATGGGGCATATCCTGAAACAGATGTAAAGTTTGGACAAGTTAGCTTAGATGCCTATAAAGCAGGCGGGACAATTTTGGCATCAAGAGAATTATTAAATGATGCTTTTATAGATGTTGAAACATATATCAGGGGCTTAGCTACGGCAGGACTTGCAGAGTTGGAAGAGGGAAGTTTTGTGACAGGTAATGGAACAGCGAAACCAACAGGCTTCACAGTCACAGCTGGTGTTGGTGTAACAACGGCAGGTACAGCAGCAGTAACATCAGATGAGATTTTAGATCTTTACTATTCAGTAAAAGCACCATATCGAGCAAAATCGACCTTCACCTTTTCAGACATTGCGTGTAAGGCGATTAGAAAACTCAAAGATGCAAACGGTCAGTATATTTGGGCGGATGGCTTTGGAAAAGCACCAGATATGATATTGGGAAGACCAGTTGAAACACTTACAAAGTTAGGTGCATTGGCAACAGGTTCAATCTTTGGTGCATTTGGTGACTTTAGTTACTATGAAATCGCTGATAGAGGGCAAATGTCTATGCTGAGACTAAATGAACTATATGCAGGAAATGGACAAGTAGGTTTTCAAGTTGACACCAGAAATGATGGGATTTTAACTTTATCTGAAGCAGTAAAAACTATTAAAAATGCGTAAAGGCTAAATCATGAAAATTGAATTTTTGCAATCTTTAAGTGGTGGCGATTTCGTTCACCACTTTGGAGACAAGGCAGATATAGAAGATGCAGAGGCCATCAGGCTCATAGATGCTCAAATTGCTATACCCGTAAATAAAAAGCAATATGACGCTGTTCTGAAAAAACTAGCAGAGAAAGAAGAGGCAGAGCAAAAAAAGCAAAGAGAAATAGAATCGATCATGTACGAAAACGAGTTAAAAGCCGAAAAAGAGAAACTTTTGAAGCGAATAGCTCAAATAGATGAAACTTTAGGTGAGGACAAAGAGTAGATGCAATTAGTTCAAACAGTAGCGCCAGCGACTATGGCTATAACTTTAGACGATGCAAAGGGGTTTCTAAGAGTGCTAAGCACCGATGATGATGTTCTGATTGCCTCTATGATAGTCCAAGCAACCAAGCATGTCGAAAATCTTACAAATAGGCAGTTGGTCAGTGCTACTTATGAACTATATAGTGATAGTTTTGAGCAAAAAATGCCAAAAAACCCAATCCAATCGATACAGAAGATTGAGTATATGGATGCAAATCAAAACTACATAGTTTTAGACAACTCTCTTTATTATTTGTATGAGGATTTAGAGATTGGAAAGATTGAGTATGTGACATTGCCAATACTGCCGACAACACACAAAAAAGCTGTAAAAATTACTTTTACATGCGGATATGCAACTATTCCAGAACCCATCTTAGCATATATAAGAGTAAAAATCGCAACTTTCTATGAATTTAGAGAAGAGTTCTTGATTGGCACTATCGCTACACCTAGCGATAAGTTTATTGAAAATCTTTTAAATCCATACAAGATAAAAGAGTTCTGATGAGAGCAGGTAGCCTAAAACATAAGATAATTATACAGACTTATACCGAAACTCAGAATGGCTTTGGTGAAGTTATAAAAGGATGGGTTAATTTTAAAACAGCCTATGCTTCCATAACCCCCATAAGTGCAAAAGAGTTTTATAAATCAGGGACCAAGGCAGAAGCCACACACAAGATAGGGATTAGATATGTAGTTGGCGTTAAATCTAAGATGAGAATTCTATACGGTATAAGAGTTTTTGATATCCAAAGTGCCTTAAATCCTCGTGAAGCAAACAAATCTTTAGTCTTGATATGCACGGAGGTGCTCTGATGAGTGAAGTAATTACTGGTATGGATGAAATACTAAGAAAATTAGACAAATTACCGCAAAAAATAAAAAAGAGTGTTTTAAGCGGAGCAGTAAGGGCGGCGGCTAAGCCAATCATCAAGGAAGCAAGAGCTTTGGCACCTGAAAACCTAGGCATTCTGAAAATGAGTATAGATGTGGTTAAGAGAAAGAGCGAAAATCCAAATATCATCCACTATTCGATAGCCCCACTAAATAAAAAAGGCGGTTTTTACGGAGGATTTATAGAGTTTGGCACTTATGCCAAGCTAGATCATTCCCTTGTTAGAAAAAGCAAAGGCAAGCGTGGCAAAAGAAGAGAAGAAATAGTAGCCAAAGGATTTGGCATTACTCATCACCCTTTTATGAGACCTGCCTTTGAGAAAAAAGCACACGAAACTATTGACTATGCGAGAGAGTATATGCGAAAAAGGATAGATAGGGAGTTGGCAAAGTTATGATTGAAAAAGACTTATACATCGCACTAAAGACAGTATGCGATAGAGTTTATCCAATCAAGATGCCCGAGGACGCAATTTATCCGACTATCACATATATGGTCATCTATGATGGGCAAGACCAGGCCACAAATGGGAATCTGATGAGTAGAAGTGTGAGATTTCAAGTAGATGTTTGGGCTAGTAGTTATAGCGAAGCCAAAACACTTAAGGATGCGATTGTAAATGAGGTGATTGGATTAAAGGGAGGGAGCATTTCCGCTCAAGACCTTTATGAAGACCAACTAGAACTCTTTAGAGAGTTAATAGATTTTAAAATAAAAAGGACATAAAATGGGAATTAAAACATCAGGACATATCGTCAGAGTAAATACTAAAGATGCTGGAGATTTGCAGTCAATCGGAAGTATTAAGCAAAAACGAAATGTAAAAGAATACGAAGCAATCAACACAGGAGTCGTGGTCCAAGCGATTGGAAATATCAAAACAGACCCAATTGCGATAAGTGTGCTGTATGCCCCTGCGGATACAGCTGGGGCTAAAGAGCTAGAAACTGCTTTTAACACAGGTGCCACAGTACCATTTGAGATTGAATTATCAGATACACTAGGTGTAAATGGTACAACTTTTGGATGGACTGGTGCGGTTATCTCTGATTTTGAACTAAATCAGGAAGAAGATGGCGATGTTCTTGCCTCTTTTACCGTTGCCCTTAATGGAAAACCAGCTGTAACAGCGGCGGCGTAACATGAAGATAGCTCTTGATGTAAAAATCCCCCTCGAAATTCAAGAGGGAGGAAAAACAAAAGAGAATTTAGAAGTTTTTTATAGAGATTTTACAAGAAAAGAGAGAAAAGATTTAGAAAATATAGTTGCTAAATTTAAAAAGTTATTTGAAAAAGCAGACAAACTCTCTAAAGAAGAAGTGATTTTAGATAAAAAAATAGAGCTTTGTGAGAAATTGGAAGAGTTTGAAAAAGCTTTTAAGTTTACAGAAAGAAAAGAAGCACTTGCGTGCAAAACAGAAGAGTTGGAATGCGAGATGGAAGCATTAGGCGGAGACTCTTTCGAAGAGGATATCGCAAGAAAAAGATTTAATTTTCTAGTAGGTGGAAAAGATAAAGAAAAGCTAAGAGGCTATGCCGAAATAAAAGGTTATAGCCCTATTTTAAGTGTTTTAGATAGGCAAAAAGCAGAGTTTGAAAAAAAGCAATATGGAGAGTAGCCAGCTGCCTAAGAAAGAGGGCTAAGTGCGAAGAGTTGCAATCTTTTGAGGTAATTTTATCAAAAGTAGCGAGTAGATGTGAATATGAATATGGATTTAATGGAGTAGTCGGATATATGTACGCAAGTGTAAAAGATAACCTAAGATGGAACAATCTATCAATAAAACATTATATTCACATTCTCATGGGCATTGGCAGGTTTATGGCTTTAGACGAAAAAGATTTTGCTAAAGAGTCCGTAAAGCAAAACAAAATGGATCCAAAAAATATAGCATCAGCACTTATAAGTGCATTTGGAGATGGTAAATGAGCAGAGTAATAGGTGCAGCGGTAATTGACATGGAAGCAAATGTTACACATCTAGTATCTGATATGCAAAAAGTTAAAAAAGCACTTTATGGTGTCAAAAGAGATACGATAAAAATGAAAGACAGTATGCACCGAGCCGAAAGTTCTATGAAGAGAAGTACAAGTGGTATAAAAAATTCTATTATCTCTATGGCAAAAGGTTTTTTGGTTTTTAAAACATTAGAAGCGACTTTGGGAAACATCATAAGAACTGGATTTAAATTTAATAAAAATATTGAAGATTCTATAGGAGGACTCACAGCTTTAGCAGTTGCTACATCTTCTAATACTTCTGCATTAGGCAAACATCTAAATATAATGCAAAAGTATAATTTAGCAAGCGTTGAAGCTAAAAAAACTATGCAAGATTTAGTAAAAATCAACGCACAAACTCCATATACACTAAACCAAACGGCTATGATATACAAGACTATGTATGCGAGTATGAAAAATGTAGGTGCGTCAAGCAAACAGATGATAGAGTTAACCGAAAAACTATCTATCGCCGCAGGAGCGGGACAAATCGAATTTCGCAGACTTTTAGCAGGCGTTGATGGTCTTGCAACTGGTACGGTCTTGGCAAATAGTGATTTAGGGAGATTTATAACCTCTCTAGGTCTATCTAACACGGTTTTAAAAAATAGTAGCAATGTTGTAGCTTTGATTTTATCTAAGCTAAAAGACTTCAAAGTACTGGATACAATGACTGTTGCTATCTCAAATCTAAGCAATGCATGGCAACAACTAACAGGAGAGATGACAAAGTCAGCATTTGAGACATCAAAACAAGAGATAAAAGGTTTGACAAAATTTCTAAATAACAATAGAGACGGTTTGGTTATTTTTACCGCAGATGTAGAGAGAGCATTTGATTTACTTGCTACAAGAATAGACGGATATGTTGTAGATATAGAGTTAGCAGCGACAAAAGTGGCTTTTTATAATGCAAAGATAGCAAATGCGGTTACATTTGGGCTAAGCAAAAAGACAAAAGACAATATAAAAGCATATCAAACAGAGATAAAGATACTTGAAAAACAAAGTGAGATACTGACTAACTCTTACAAAAAGACAAGATATGAGTTAGGTATGATGCCAGCTGAGTTAGTGAGAACTCTTAAAAACATAGGTGGCGGTATAGGTGACTCTTTAGTAAAAAAAGCGAAAGTGATAAAAAAGAGCACTGGTGCTAGTTTAAAAGTTTGGGAAGATTATTATAAGAGATTAGGCGATATACAGACTGCTTGGCTTGTGAGTGATGACAGAGTCAAAGCATATGACAATGCGATACTTTTAGGTTTGAAAGGTGCGGATTTTGATAAGTATATAAAGAGTTATAAAGATGGCTTTCTTGATCCACTCACAAAATTAAAAAATAAAGCAGCAAAAAAAATTGACACATACAACATAGGTAGATATTTAAGTAATCCATTGGGAGATCTTAAAGCTATAAATGCTCAAAATGACAAAAAGAAAAGGGCATATCTTGATTATTATACATCCATAGGAGCTTATTCGAGTGCGTGGGTTTTAAAAGAGGACAATTTAAGAACAAAATATGCAGGGTTATTGAGTCCCGATGAGATAGATAACTTAGTAGCTAAGTATAAAAGCGACTATTTCAAACCTCTTGAAAATATGAGCAAAACTACTGCGTCTTATATGGAAAGAATATTTGACACTATGGATAAATCATTGACAAATTCTTTTGACAACTTTTTTGATTATAGTTCAAAAGGTTTTATGAAGTTTGGGGATTTAGCGTCAACGGTACTTCATGATGTTTATATGCAGATTATGCGAGTTAGTGTGATAAACCCACTCGTGGGTGGAATTATGGGAGGCATCACAAGTTTATTTACCCCTACAAATGTAGCACCAAATTTGGCTTTGAGCTTAAAAGGCTATGCACACGGTGATGTATTTGGTGCGACACCTTTTGCAACAGGTGGAGCATTTACGAACTCTATAATTTCAGAGCCGACACCTTTTGCTTATGGCGGGTCGTTTGGTGGTAATCTTGGAGTTATGGGCGAAGCTGGGAGTGAGGCAGTTATGCCTTTGACAAGAGTTGGAAATGATTTGGGAGTAAAATCCACTCCGTCAAATGTGATCATAAACATTGAAAACCAAAGCGGAACAGCAGTTGACATGAAGCAAATATCAGAAGCGATGAGTGACGACGGAACAAAAACTATAAGTATCGTGATGAACGCACTTGAGAGAAATCCTGATTTTAGACAAGCGATTAAGGGGGTAAGATGAGTTTTCCAATACTTTCGCTTAACCCGACAACGATAGCAGAAAAAAAGGCATCCAATACCATATCTGTAGAGTTTGATGGTGGGTACAAGCAGACAAGAGAGAGAAACACACGAGATTTAAAGAAATTTACAGTCTCCTACCCCACTTTACCAAAAGCCGATAAAGATTTGATACTCGCACACCTGGACGCAGTGAGAGGGAGTACTCCTTTTGCTTGGGTGCATGCGGATACAAACATAACATATAGCGTAAGATATGCAGATATGCCTACTATAAAAGCAGATGCAAAAATGCCAAACATATATGCTGTAACTCTAAAAATGGAAGAAGTATGATTCCTTTATCTATCAGCAACAAAGAGCTTAAAAATGCACTTTTTGATAGTGGCGAGTGGCTTGTTTTGCTGACATTTACCAATAAAAATGCAAGTGTTATGATACGAGTTATAAACAACCCTGAAGATGTTGTCTTTGGAGGTGAAACTTTTAAAGCATTTCCTTTTCAAATTGATACTATTACTGAGAGCAACAAAGGAGAATTGCCAAAGATAAATATAACACTTTCTAATGTCGATAGGATTGTACAGGCTTATGTAGAACAGGACCCTGATTTGGGGAGCGGCTGGAATGTTCATGTTGATATAGTGCATAATACAGCGTTAGCAAATGCAATAGCTGAAATCCAATATGATTTTATAACAATGGGTGCAACTGCAAATGAATCTAGTGTTGTATTTTCTTGTTCCATGCAAAATCCACTTAGATACCAATTTCCGAGGATTAGAATGCTCCCAAACTCTTGTCAACATCGATTTAGACACGGTGGATGTGATTATAAGGGAGCGGATACAAGCTGTACTAAGACTATACAAGCTTGCAGACAAAAGTTTTATGGTGCTTCTACTATACCTTTTTTAGCTTTCCCTGGGATACCTACAAATGCAATGTATGTTTAATTGTATATATAAAGATGGCGGACGAGAATACCCGTATTTTGATTGTTACGGCTTTGTGAAATATTTTTATAAAAAACACAATGGTGTAGATATGATAGATTTTATCTACCAAAAAGCTGATGATGTTGGAAATGAAAAACTCTACTATGAGCATTTAAAAGACAGCAGATGGAAGAGAAGTGAGCCACAAAAAGGTGCAGTCGTGGGATTGAGAGTAAATGGATATATCTCCCATATCGGGCTTATGCTAAATAAAACAGATTTTATACATATCATGAAATCAAGCGGAGTGCGAATTAATAAGATAACTCATCCGCAGTGGAAAAACAGAGTTGTAGGATTTTATAAATATGCTTAAAATTACATATATAAACAATCCTTTTGACATAAAAAAAGACCGCGATGTACAAGAGGTAGAATGGCAAGGCAAACCTCTATGTGCATATATGGCACCATTAAATGACCTAATTGTTTATGTAAATCAAAACCGTATCGAGGATTTAGAATATATACCGCCTGATAAATCTGAAATTATTTTTTCACCAAAACAAAAAGTAAGTGCAATTGCAGCAGGTATCTTCTCTCTTTTTGGCGGAGGTATGATAGCTACAACTTTGGCGACTATGACTGTCGGAAGTGCTTTGGCGTATGTTGCCGCCGCTGCGGTAGTTATGGCGGGAAGCTCTTTATTAAGTTCTCTTTTAGCTCCTCAAATACCTAATTCATCGCTCCAGGGTATAAAAGAGAGTTCTACTTATTCTTGGGCTCCTGCAAAGACTATGCCAAGAACAGGTAGTCCTATACCTGTACTTTATGGACGACACAGACTAGCAGGAAACATAATACAAAGAAAGATAGATTATGTTGGGGATGATGAATATCTAAACTTGCAATTAGCTTTGTGTATGGGAGAGATTAAAGACATTGCGTCAGCAGATATACTTATAAACAACTCTCCTCTAATCGATTACGAAGATGTAGAATACTTTTATAGAGTTGGCGGAATGGCACAAGAAGTTATGCCGTATTTCGCGGATATAGAAACTCCAAATAATTTTAATGTAACGCTTGAAAGTATCCCAGTTGTGAGAGAAACAATAGGCAATGCAAACCAAGCGATAAGAATATTTTTCCAATTTCCAAACGGATTATACTATCAAAACGACAAAGGCGGTCTTGATACAAGGAATGTGGAGTTAAAAGTTGAATACAGAGCTAAAGGTGCAACATCTTGGATTTATTTCGGAGATTACACTTATGGGGCAGCACAAACTACCTCGTTTAGCAAAGAGATAAGAATTCCAAATTTATCTCCAAATCAATATGAGATACAAATAACAAGAGTAACCGCAGTATCTACAGACCCAAGAGAACAAACTACTTGCCATTGGGCTGGTATGGGTGAGATTATTTTGGATGACCTGGCATATCCTACTGTGGCACTTTTGGGATTGAGGATAAAAGCAACAGGACAATTGAGTGGCGAGGTTACTGTTTTAACTGATGTTGAGCGAAAAGACATAGAAGTTTTTGATGAGAGTGGAATCTCTCAAGGATTTAAGAGCCTTGATAACCCTGCTTGGGTATTCTGGGATATACTCACAAATCCTTTGTATGGCTATGGCTTGGCATATGACAGGGTTGATTTTAATGCTGTGCAAGATTGGGCAAATTGGTGTGATGAGCTAGTTCCTGCACAAATTATAAATAGTAGTGAGACTAGATATAAATTTAATGGCGTTTTTGATTTTGAAGGAAACATTTGGGACGCTCTTGTAAAAGTGGCAACTGTAGGAAGAGCAAGCCCCATCATAAGAGGTACAAAATACTCTGTTGTAGTTGACAAACTAACTACAATGACACAAATATTTAACATGGGAAATATTGTCAAAAGTTCTTTAAAAATCTCTTACATATCTCAAGAAGATTTGGCAAATGAAGTAGAGATACAATTTACAAATAAAGATAAAGATTATACAAACGATACCTTGTCTGTAGTAGTGCCAGAGTGGTTTAACACAGATTTACAGGTCAAAAAATCTACGATAAACCAAATGGGTATAACAAGTGCAACACAGGCATATAGGGTGGGCAGGTACTTTTTAAATAACAACAGAAACACAAGGCGAACAGCTGAATTTGATGTAGGTTTAGACGCACTTGACAGTGAAGTTGGTGATGTTATAGGCATAAGCCACGATGTGCCTGCTTGGGGAGAGAGTGGACGACTTGTAAGTGCAACAACAAACACGGTAATTCTTGATAAAGAAGTAACTCTGTATGCTACAAGCTCGTATGAGCTGACTGTACGGCTTAATGATAACAGTTTTGAAACTTTTGACATAACTTTTACAGGCACTCAAACGACTACAAATATAGTAATAAATGGAATTTTTACAACTCCCCCAGCAAAATATGATATTTACTCTTTAATAGAAAAACCTTTTGGCATAAATCTTTTCAGAATAACCTCTATAACTCGAAAAAATGACTTCACAAGAAGCATAAAAGCGGTGGAATACTCTGAAAAAGTAGTATCCGATGTACCCGATGTTTATCCATCGCCATCAAAAAGCGAACTAGTAGTTAATCCAAAAGTTACAAATATAATTTTTGATGAACATCTTGAAAAAAGAGTTGATGGAACTATAATTCCATTTTTGGATTTTAAATTGATATCAGATTCAAAAACTATATCTACGAAATATGCAATTTATGTATCTAAAGATGATGGAAACAGTTATGTTGAAATAGTAAAAGATTTAGCTACAGATAAATATTCATATCTATCGCTAGGACTTTTAGAAAACAAACAATATGTATTTAAAGCTATTTGCAAAACAAATTTTGGAAGCTATGGAAGTATAAGCACTGCAAAAGCTTTTTTATACACTTTTCTCGGTAAAAAATATCCTCCACAAGATGTGCAAAATTTTAAAGTCCTCCAGCAAAGCGATAAACTGCATTTTAGCTGGGACAATATATTAGATGTTGATAAAAAAGGCTATGAGATACGAAGAGGTATAGCCTGGGATAGTGGGAAAATTATAGCTACAGATATATCTAACAACTCTTTTGACACCCCAGCTGCAATGAACGGGACATATGAGTATATGATAAAAGCGATAGATACATCAAATGTCTATAGTAAAAATGCAACAAAAGCAATCATTTCAATAACAGGTGTTAATGAACATTTGAATGCCGTACTTGATATAGTAGATATTTTTGACGGGACTTTTGTAAACTTTACCCCCGTAGGCAACACTCTTATAAACACAGCAGGGCTTGCTGACACAGACCTACCGACAAAAACAGATGTATATATATCAAACTACACAGGCGATAATCCGCTTTTTTGTGAGTATGAGACAAATGCGATAGATACTCTTTTAGTCGGAGATACAGGTATAAGAATAAACACTATATATGATGCTATTTTGCAAAATATTACTGATTTGCAGATAAAAAACAGAGTAGATACATCATACCCTCTTGATACGGATATAGATATAACAGCTGTAATTACTCCTAAAATCTATATAAGCTATAGCGAGGACAATATAACCTATACAAATTATACAGAGTATATGCAAGTCGTAAATGAAACTTTTAGATATCTAAAGATAAAAGTTTCATTTAATTTTGACATACACACAAAATTAACTCTAAACGAGTTACATTATATCTTGGATGTGCTTGACACAAAATTGAATATTACAAATTTTTCAATTGGCACGACAGGAAGCGATATAGTTTTTGCAGATTACGGCAAACAGTTTTACAAGGAGGCAACAGTGAGAGCTACAGTGATAAACGGTGGGGCAAATATAGCTCCAGATATAACAAATAAAACTTTAAACAGTTTTCATATAGACCTTTACAACACTTCAAATGCAAAAGTGTCGGGGGTAGTTGATATTATGATACAAGGATTTTAAATGGCACAAATTTATGATAGCACAAAACCGACAAGCGGTGTTACATCTTTCGGGGAGCTTTATCAAGTTATTAAGGATAAAGATGAAGCTCTTAGGAGCAACTTTTCAGGCTCATCTTTTCCATCTAGCCCCACTCCAGGTCAAAACTGTTGGCGAAGTGATAGAGGTACCAATGGGCTAAAGTATATTTTTACAGGCGATACAACAGTCGGTGAGAGCGGATGGATAGAAGATACGGAAAATGCAACAATAGGCAAAGAGGTTGTAAATAGCAGAGGAACTAAACCAACACTTGATCAACGACTTGATGTTGCAATTAACGAAGATGGAACACTGAAGGCAAATATTACAGCATACCAAAGCGAGTGGATATTACCGAGTTTAACATTTACTTATGTGGATAGCACACATTTTAGTGTGAATGGCAGTCAATTAGATATTTATGTTGCAAACAGATATCTAAAAATAAATCTTTCCACAACATTTGCACAAAGTACAGTCGTAGGTGCTACTTATGATAGTACAAACGACATAACAAATGTAACTACCACAGATGCTATTTTAGATGCTACTCTTGTGAGTGTAGAGCATAGTATTATTAAAGATGCTTTTGCACACGCGAGTGGCGATAATACCAAAACATTTAATGTTGCTGATGCAATTAATCCGACAGAAGCCATACCCTTTGGACAGTTTACTGGGCATGTTCTACCTTTTGCAACAGCTACTGTACCATCAGGGTTTTTAGAGTGTAATGGAGCAGCTATATCTAGGACAATATATTCAAGGTTGTTTATAGTTTTAGGAACTATTTATGGTGCTGGGGATGGAAGTACAACTTTTAATATTCCTGACCTCAGAGGAGAGTTTATTCGTGGGTTTGACAATGGTGCTGGAGTAGATGTAGGCAGAACAATAGGAAGCAACCAAAATGATGATTTTAAAAGTCATACGCACGGTCTAGAATACGGAGGACAAGGTGCACCAGCTGGCGGAACCGCTATTTCTTTAGGATATGACAGCCCCGGTTCCGGAACAGTGATAACAATAGGTTTAACTGGCGGAACAGAAACTAGAGTTAAAAATATTGCAATGATGCATTGCATTAAATACTAGGAGCTAAAATGAAATTATACCATTACGACAAAGGCACAAAAGAGTTTACATCAGAAACAGAAGCAAGTATAAATCCTCTTGAAAAAAATAAGTTTTTAATACCTGCAAATGCTACAAAGGTAGCCCCTCTTGCATCTAAAAAGGGATATTCACAAATCTTTGACGAAATAACTAAAAGATGGAAATATATAAAAGATAGCAGAGGAAGTTTAGTTTATAATATTCTTAATAAAGAGTCAAAAATTATAAACTATCTCGGTGATATAGAACAAGATTTTACCGAATTAGTGCCAAAAAATTATGACAAGTGGGAGGGTGCTAAGTGGGTAACAGACTTAAGTTTAGTTAAAGTTCATAAAATATCTAACTTAAACAACTTATGTAAAAAAGATATATTATCAGGTTTTACTTCAAATGCTTTAGGTTCAGTTTATCACTATCAGAGTGAACAAGTTGACCAATTAAATTTAATTGGCATGGTAGCGGGAGGAGTAGATGACTACTTCAAATGTAGTCTTGACGATGGTTCTGGAAACACAACTACTTGGGAATACAAGTTGCACACTATAACTCAACTTAAACAAGTATTGAATGATGGAAAAGCATATAAACTATCCTTGCTGCAAAAAGTAAACACACTAAAAGCACAAGCAAACAGTGCAACGACTAAAACAGCTTTAGGAAAGATAGCATGGTAAGAAACTTTATATTGTTTGTAATTGCATATGTAGTAGTAGTTGTATTTACTCCATTTGTATTTATTTATAAATTTGTAAAAGCTAAAGACAAAAGCAAATACACAAAAACTTGTGCTCTAGGGTATGATCAAGCAGGTGGGAGCGTGCTTTATAGTCAAGAGAACTTTACAATAAGCAGCTATACATATTATCTATATAGAAAAAATAACACTTTTATGTTTATGGAATTGATAGATTTTTTGTTTGAAAAAAACCATTGTGAGAGAAGCTACAAAGATGAAATTAAGCACGATAATTTGGAGTTAGATGAATTCGAAAAGGAGTTAAAATGATAAAAGGACTGGTGCTATTAGCTATAGGTTTAGTAATTACTCAAATAGTAATATTAACACTCAAATTATTTGTAAATCTCATTATAAGTTGGGGCTGGGTTTTTCTACCTCTTTATATTTTAGTTTTAATAGGCTTAGGTTTTTATTTTATATCAACCTTAACACCATCGTGATTTTGAAAAGGAATTGAAATGAACTGGAAAGATGTAAGCAAAGCAATAGGAACAGCCGCACCTTTGCTCGGAACTCTAATAGGAGGACCTATAGGCGGAACAATTGGCACAGCAATCTCTGGAATATTGGGAGTCGAAAACAAACCAGACGCGGTAATCAGTGCTTTAAAAGCAGACCCGCAGGCATTGGTAAAGCTTAAACAGTACGAAATGCTACATACCGAAAGACTACAACAAATGCAACTAGATGAGATAAGTATGCGTTTAAAAGACACAGACTCTGCAAGAAACAGACAAAACAAACACGAAGAAGCTACAGGAGGTAGTGATATCAATCTGTATGTGTTAGCTTGGATGGTGGTGCTGGGTTTTTTTACAGTAGTTGGTACTACAATGTTTATACCAATTCCCCAAGAAAGCAGCAATATTGTATATATGCTTCTAGGTATATTAGGAGCAGAATTTGGCGCAGTAATGAGATACTTTTTTGGCTCAAGCGAAGGCAGTAGTATAAAAACAAAAATAATGGCTGCGTATGGCAGGGCTAAATCAGCAATTAAGCCAGCAACAGAGGAAAAATACTAATGATGTTAAAAGGATTTCAATTAGGGTCTGCCCTAATGGCAATATTTATCTTTTTTATAACAGGAATATTTAGCTGGGTTGGTACGCAAACACTATCTAATAGTAAACAAAATATTCGCTTAGCTAGTACAAATGTTGCTGTTGTTAAGGCGGTAGATAGACTTAACTCTACGCTTGATAGAGTAACAGATAGAATAATTAAGATAGAAGATAGTGAGCATCAAATAGACGGGAGAGTTATAAAACTAGAAGAGAAAGTTAAGTTTATAAGGAGAATCAGATGAGCATGGTGAGCATGGTAGAGCAACAGTGGTTATTTTTAAGAGATATAGCCTTACTTATAGATAAGGCGATAGAGCTAAATATAGTTATGACGGCAGGCGAAGCTTATAGAACAGAGTGTCAAGAGCTTAGTTATGTATATGGTAAAACTATCGCAAAGATAGACGGCAAGATAGAGCTTATAGATGCACCTGTAAAAAGTAAAACTATGAAATCCCAACACCTAGAACGCCTCGCGATGGATTTTAACTTCTTTATAGATGGAAATTTAACATACAAGAAAGAGGATATACAAACTCTAGGTGATTTTTGGGAGAGTTTAACAGATAAAAACGAGTGGGGTGGTAACTGGACAAGTTTTCACGATGTACCTCATTTTCAAAGAAATAATTAATGGCGACTTTAGATTAATGAGTTGATGATTTGCTTATATCGTTCATAAATTCAGCCTGTATTGCAATTTTTTGATTATATTTATATGTAAAATAATCCCCTAGTGCTATTGACAATATCCATATTATTGGTGTGGCTATAAGCGTTATAGAGGAAACAAAATATGCAGACACAACTATCATTATAATCGCTCCAGCAATAGAGGAGTAAAACAACCCAAATGGACCAAACAAAAGAGTTAAAACAAAAGAGTTAAAACAAAAGAGGAAATTCTACTTTTCCCCACTTTAGAAACATACTCTTCAATTCTAACTTTTTTTTCACTTTTTATATTTTTATCTATTTCCTTTGCAAGCACTTTTGAGCCACTAAATAATTTATATACTAAAAATACAATTAAGACCATTAGCGCTATTGATAATATTTCCATCGGCACCTCTTTCTCTATAATTTAAAATCTAACACACTATTATACCCAAAATAAATAGATGTATAAAAATACCATTTTAGTAACGCATTTAGTAATAAAATAACTACCATTCCCTAAAAATAGGGTTTTAATAAAATGTTCAACTCTCGCTGGTCGCACCATGTAAAGCTTCTTAAAAAATCTTCAATTAAAATAATTAGAAACAGATTGTCTTAAATGATAGTTATCTGTTTAATCTCGCAATTTGATAATATAAGCTATAATAAAGCAAAATAATTTATATTAGGTTTGGTAGTTAATAATGGCAAAAGAAAAAAAACGAGAAGAACTGATAGAAAAACAGCTATGGAAAGCCGCAGATAAACTAAGAAAAAATATAGATGCCGCAGAGTATAAACATGTGGTGATGGGGCTTGTGTTTTTAAAATATATCTCAGATAGTTTTGAAGAACTTTATAGCACACTAAAGGCTGAAAAAGAGATGGGAGCAGACCCTGAAGATAGAGATGAGTATAAAGCTGAAAATGTCTTTTTTGTTCCATCCATCGCAAGGTGGTCACATCTTTTAGCAAATGCCAAACTGCCAAACATCGGAAAGATTGTTGATGAGGCTATGGACGCCATAGAAAAAGAAAACAATTCTCTAAAAGGGGTGCTCCCTAAAGTTTATGCAAGAGATAATCTAGACAGCAAGTCTCTTGGCGGACTCATAGACCTTATAGGCAATATCGCTTTTGGAGATGCCAAAGCTAGAAGTGCCGATGTGTTAGGTCATGTATTTGAATACTTTTTAGGAGAGTTTGCACTCGCTGAGGGTAAGCAGGGTGGACAGTTTTATACTCCAAAAAGTGTTGTTGAGCTTCTTGTAAAGATGTTGGAGCCTTACAAAGGCAGAGTCTTTGACCCGTGTTGTGGTAGTGGCGGTATGTTTGTCCAGTCTGAAAAGTTTGTGCGTGAACATCAAGGTCGTATAAACGATATATCTATCTACGGTCAAGAGTCAAACCAAACAACATGGCGGATAGCTAAGATGAATCTTGCTATTCGAGGCATTGACTCTTCTCAGGTAAAATGGAACAATGAAGGTTCATTTTTAAATGATGCCCACAAAGATTTAAAAGCAGACTTCATCATAGCAAATCCGCCTTTTAATGTCTCAGACTGGAGCGGTGATTTGCTGAGAAATGATGGAAGATGGAAATATGGAACTCCGCCAGAGGGAAATGCAAACTATGCTTGGATACAACACTTTCTTTACCACTTAGCACCAACAGGAACGGCAGGATTTGTACTGGCAAAAGGGAGCTTGACTTCCAACACTTCAAACGAGGGAAAAATTAGAAAAGCACTCATAGAGGCAAACCTAGTGGACTGCATCGTCAATCTACCCTCAAAACTCTTTTTAAACACACAGATACCAGCTTCTATATGGTTTATGAAAAGAGGAAGAGCAGACAAAAATATACTATTTATAGATGCGAGAAATAGGGGTGAGCTCATCAACAGACGAACAAAGAAGTTCTCTCATGATGACACAGACTACATAGCAAAAACTTATCATAACTGGAAAAACAAAAAAGAGTATAAAGATATAAAGGGATTTTGTAAAAGTGCGAGTTTAGACGAAGTAAAAGAGCTAAACTATGTACTAACTCCAGGGCGATATGTAGGCTTAGAAGAAGTAGATGATGAGTTTGACTTTAAAGAGAGATTT